CTCGAAGGCAGTGTCCGTGACGCCAATCGAGCCGCTTCCGGCCAATCTGGCGAGTAACTGCCCAGACCTTCCAACCGTGCCTAATCCCTTAGTCGATCCTGACCGCGCCATCTGGGAAGTCGAGATCATTGCTAAATATAGTGATTGCGCATTAAAACACCGCCTAACTGTTGAGGCATGGTCCAAAGCGGTGAAAAAGTGAGGGGGATATATGACGATCCTGTCTGATGAAGAGTTCATTAAGGCGTGGCAGACCTGTGGTGGCAGCCCACGACAAATGGCTGACATTACTGGCCTCGATGAGCGCAGTATTTACAAGCGACGCAGGGCGCTGGCGAACAAAGGCATTATCCTGCAAAGCAACCCAAGAACGAGCAATGCGGGATCATACGGCACTTGGTCCAAGGATGACGTTGGCCGCGCGTATCGCAAGCAATTGAACCACTCGATCGACACTGGCTCTGTGATCGTTTTCTCTGATGCTCACTGGTGGCCGGACCAAGACATAACGTGCGCCAATCACGCCCTGCATGAACTTATCAGGGAATTGCGACCCGTTGCGATGATTGCCAATGGCGACATTTTCGACGGCGCTCGCATCTCTCGTCACGCACCACTGGGTTGGGCGGAATTGCCCACCGTCAAGCAGGAATTAGAGATCTGCCACGAGCGGCTGGCCGATATTGAGATGCTTCTGCCGCCCGGTTGCGAAAAGTTCTGGAACATCGGCAACCACGACGCCCGCTTTGACCGCGCACTGGTCGTTGGCGCTGCTGAATATGATGGCATCGTTGAGCGGCTGGAAGATAAGTTTGACCGCTGGGAGATGGCATGGTCGCTGATGATTAACGATACGGCCATCATCAAGCACCGCTATCACAACGGCATTCACGCGGCTTACAACAACGCCTTGAAGGCTGGTAAGTCAGTTGTGACCGGACACCTTCACCGCCTCGCTGTAACGCCCTGGGCGGACTATAATGGCCGTCGCTGGGGTGTGGACACTGGAACGCTTGCCGATCCGCATGGCCCGCAGTTTGATTACGCTGAGAACAACCCGTCTCCTCACACATCCGGATTTGCAGTCCTAAATTTCAAGGATGGGATGTTACTTCCACCTGAATTGTGCGAAGTTATTGGTGGCCGCGCCTTTTTCCGTGGTCAGTGCGTTTATGACGCAGGAGGTGAATATGATCTCGGCAATTGAATTTCTGGAAAGAGCCGCTGACCTGATGCTTGAGCGCGGTCAGGAATACGACAGCGAAGATGGCGAGCGGTCAATGGCTCAGACTGTCGCCGCGTTTAACGTCATCACCGGAAACATTCTGTCAGAGCAGGAGGGGTGGCTGTTCATGCTTCTCCTAAAGCTGGTCCGCCAACATCAGACAGAAGAATGGCATCAGGACAGTTCGGAGGATGCAATCGCTTATGCGGCCCTGATGGCTGAAGCGTGGCAAAAACCGCAGGATGATGATATAGAGATCACGTTTACATTCTCTCTTGACGATGATGAAGAGTAACTATGACGCTGCTGCCACTGAACATCCCTGCCGGTGTCTATCGTAACGGCACTGAATTACAGTCCGCAGGGCGGTGGTATGACGTTAACCTTGTCCGCTGGACACAGGGGATTATGCAGCCTGTCGGTGGCTGGCAGCGGCGTGGATCGTTCACGCTTACAGGTAAATGCCGAGGCGTCATCACATGGAAGTCGAACGCCAATCAACGCTATGGGGCATTTGGCACGTCGTCTAAACTCTATGCAATGACGCCATCGACCGCGTTGGTGGACATCACCCCAACCGGATTTACGGCTGGCTCAGATGACGCAACGACTGGCGGTGGATACGGCATCCAGAATTACGGCGCTGGGTATTATGGGACGCCTCGCCCTGATAGCGGCACAATCACCCCTGCGACAACGTGGAGCCTAGACACTTGGGGCGAATATCTCGTCGGCTGCTCTACGTCTGATGGCAAGCTGTATGAGTGGCAGCTAGACTTTACCACCCCGACCAAGGCGGCAGCTATTACCAACGCGCCTACGGGATGTCAGGGGCTTCTCGTCACTGCTGAGAGGTCGCTGTTCGCCTTGGGCGCTGGTGGAAACCCCCGCAAAGTCCAGTGGAGCGACCTAGAGGACAACACGATCTGGACTCCGGCCTCTACTAATCTGGCTGGATCTCAGATCTTGCAGACATCGGGTAAGATCCTGTGCGGCAAGCGCGTGCGTGGTCAGAACCTAATCCTGACAGACATTGACGCTCACGTTGCGTCTTATTCTGGTCAGCCTTTTGTCTATCAGTTCGAAATTGCTGGCCGCGCCTGCGGTGCTGCATCTGCCAACTGCGTGGCTGTTTTGGACAACATGGCCGTCTGGATGGGCAACAACGGCTTCCACGTTTACGATGGCTATGTGAAGCCGCTTCCCTGTGACGTTTACGATTACGTCTTCAACGACATCAACGCGCAACAGGCATCAAAGGTCTACGCGGTCAACAACTCTGACAATAACGAGGTCTGGTGGCTGTATCCGTCATCGCAATCGAATGAAAACGACCGCTATGTCGCGTGGAACTATGTTGAAAACACATGGACCTTCGGCGCAATGGCTCGGACGGCAGGGACCGATCGCGGTGTGTTTCGGAATCCGATCATGGTCGGCACAAACGGTTACGCCTACGATCAAGAGGTCGGCTTTAACTACGACGGCGCATCACCATATGCTGAGAGCGGACCCGTGCAGATCGGCAACGGTGATAACATCATGTACGTTAACGAACTAATCCCAGATGAAGGCAATCAGGGCGAGGTCACAGCGACATTTACGACCCGCTACTATCCGAACGGATCTGAAACATCATATGGCCCGTACAGCCTGACCAACCCGACGCCTGTGCGGTTCAATGGCCGTCAGATAAAGATGCGCGTCACAACGTCTGCAACGCCGTCTGACTGGCGCGTGGGCATCCAGAGGCTTAACGCAGTCCCAGGTGGCCGTAGATGAGGTTAAAGCTACCTCCCGCGCCTCCATCATATAACGCTGCGTATGATGACCAGCGCAACCGTCTTATTGAGGCTTTTGCGGCTAACACTTACCAAAAGGGCGATGACGTTGGCATCTATCAGCCCGCCAAGCTGATTGTCTCCGACACCAATTTCATAACCACAGACACCCATTCTCCAGCGGAGGGGTCGGTATCGTGGAATGAACTGGATGGCACGCTCGATCTTGGCATGGATAACGGTGTCATTCAGCAGATCGGCCTGGACACTTATGCCCGCGTAGAAAACATGACGGGTGCTACGATCACCAAGGGTTCAGTTGTCGGCTTTGTTGGTGTTGGCGCTAACAACACGCTGCGGGTTGCAAAGTTCCTTGCAGATGGAGCGTCTAACTCTCTTTATATGCTTGGCGTGATGGCGCACGACCTTCCTGACAGCGGACAGGTTGGTTACTGTCAGATCTGGGGACACATCAAGAACCTCAACACAAGCGCGTTTGCTGTTGGCGACATCCTTTACGCCTCTCCATCCACGGCTGGGGCATTTACCAAAACAAAGCCGACTGCGCCTAACAACGTCATCCCAGTTGCTGCTGTCCTCAAGGTCGGGACAACGGATGGTGAGATCTTTATTCGTCCCACGATTGAACAGCAGGACTATTACGGGGTGTTTTCGGACACCGCGACTAAGACGGCGGCGGCTGCATATACGCCTTACGCAATCACAATGAACACGACTGACTTTGCGAAGGGTTTTTCCCGTGGCACGCCAACGTCTCGCATTGTTGCTGCCGCATCTGGCCTCTATAATTTCCAGTTTTCTTCACAAGTCAGCAGCGGAAGTTCCAACGCAAAGAAACTTTGGATTTGGCCGCGTATCAATGACGTAGATGTTCCAAACTCAAATAGCGAAATTACAGTTTCTGGGAGTGGAACTGTCCTTGTTCCTGCATGGAACTGGGTTTTGTCTTTAAATGCTGGCGATTATTTTGAGATTATGTGGGCTGTTGATGACACTAACGTTCAACTTCCTGCCGTTGCTGCCACAACAGGCGCAACGGGGACTGCATCATTTGCTCGGCCCGCCGTGCCTTCAATCATCCTGACCGTGACGCAGGTGCAGCAGTGATTCCGATTTACGAACAGTTCCAGGCGCGTCGTAAGTATATCGAGGACGCGCTGGAATACGCCAAGGGAACGCATACGCTTGCTGACATCTGGGACGGCGTTGTCAGGGGCGACTTAATGTTTTGGCCTGGTGATAAGTCGGCAATCATCACAGAGATACAGATCTATCCGCAGCGCAGGGTGATGCACATTTTCCTCGCTGGCGGCGAGTTGAGCGAACTACTGGAAATGGAAAAGTCAGTTGAAGCATTTGCGCATTCAATTGGCTGTAACTCTATTTCAATTTCTGGTAGAAGGGGTTGGGTAAGAATTTTCAAAGAGCAAGGTTGGGATGAAGTTTGCACCACCTTGGCTAAGGAGTTGTAAGTATGTCTAAGGGCGGTCAGACTGCGACACAATCGACGACGCAGCAGCTAAATCCCTTTGTGCAGGATCTGATAAGCCGAGGCTTCTCCGCTGCGCAGAACGTGGCGTCTATCCCGTATCAGGCATATCAAGGCCCACGGGTTGCCCAGTTCCGTCCAGAAGAGCAGCAGGCGTTCGGGATGGCCCGTCAGGCTGCAACAAGCGGTATCGGCCAGAACTATCTCGATCAGGCCACACAGGCCGCTCAGAGGGCCGCTGGCTACACTCCCGCGCAGTTCCAGCAGGACGTTCAGGGTTTCATGTCTCCCTATCAGGAGAACGTGGTAGACGCGACTATGCGGCGTCTGGCTCAGGCCCGTGCAGAACGTGACGCTGCGACCAAGGCTCAGATGGCATCATCTCGTGCGTTTGGTAATGAGCGTCGCGGCGTGTATGAAGCGCAGTTGGCCGGTCAAGAAGATCTCAACACGGCGCAGACGTTGGCTAACCTGATGCAGCAGGGCTACGGTCAGGCGGCTGGCCTTGCTCAGTCTAACCTTGCACAGCAGCTGGGCGCAGGCGCTCAATTGGCTGGCCTTGGCAATCAGGCCATTGCGATGGAGCAGGCGCGTCAGAATATGCTTGCAGGCGCAGGTCAGGCGCAGCGCGGTA